TCAGATTGTTTTATCATAACATCTTCAATGGCATTTACTAATACATAAACATAAAGTTGCTGCTCTGGTCTGCGTTCTGTAAAAACGATTTGTTTTGATAAATTGTATCCTAATATTTTTAATACTTCAGTTGATGGTAGATACATTAGTGCCCATAGGTTTTGATAAGATGAATTAATAATTCTTTATATCTAACACTATATGCATTTCCTTTGTCTTTATTGAGAAGGTATTCAGCGTAAACTAAATCAGTAAATAGGTGCCTGTCATCTGGATCCATGAGTCGTGGGTCGATGTCCTGGCTCATTGCCTCTTCCATCAAGTCACATATAAGATCATAAAATGACATTTCGGTTTTACTCCTTGTCACTTTATCTTTTACACGATGATAAGGATTTATGCCAGAATTTTTTTAGTTCTGGCTTTTTAGTAAATCTTTAATGATGTCTTGTTTTTTTCTTTGTTCTTTTTTGCTCATCTGTGTAAGGCTCAAATCTAATAATTCATTAATCATATTAGATGGATTACGATTAGTTTTTTCACACATGCCTTTTAATAATTTATAACTATCTATTCTAATAGCTACGGTTCTCCACTTAGTTGTATCCATTTTGTCTCCTATAAAGTTAATAACCAAATATATGTCCAAACTATCAGGTTTACAGACAATATAAATGTAAGTATTGTTTTAGTCATATAATGATTTTAGTGATACGATGTGAAATGTCAAGAATTAGATAGTTTCACCAAAATTTTCACCAATGGCTACATCCACTTTCATAGGCACTAGGAACTCTACACAATTTTCCATTTTACTTTTTATATGTTCTATGTCTTTTTGATCTTTGATACTAAAACATAATTCATCGTGAATCTGGAGCAATGGTAAGTGACCCATCCTTGCACATTCTAGCATAGCTTTCTTTGTAAGATCTGCGGAGCTGCCTTGTATTAATCGGTTAAGACTTTTGTATGTGTAGGCTCGTTTAATATTTTTTGCTCCATATTTAGCTGAGGCATTGTCATATCTCTCTGGAGTATGTACACCCCAGTCTTTTGGCTCATATAAATCAAAACGACATTTTCTTCCTAACTTAGTGCGTATTACCCCTTCATTCTGTGCTTTATCCATACACTTGTCTGATAGCATTTTTAGAAACGGAGCTTTACGATTATACTTATCAATTAAAGAACTAGCCTCATCAAAAGTTAATCCTAACATGTTGGCTAATTTATTTTTACCCATACCATACATCAAGCCTAATGAAATCGTTTTAGCACTCTTCCTATCAATACCACATAAGTCTGCTACCGATTGATGAAAGTCTCCATCACCTTTTTCATATGATGAAGCTATTTCTTTTGCTCCCTCATATTCTAAAGCCAAACTATAATGTACAGCGAGTCGTGGTTCTTGTTGACTATAATCGAGTGCAGTAAACTTTTCACCCTCTTCTGGTAGAAACAATCCTCTTATCAAACCACCAAACTCTTTATTACGAGCTGGTAACTGTTGTAAGTTAGGATTATTCATAGAAAGTCTACCACTTACTGTACCTCCACTATCACTACGTAACTGATTTATCTCAGCGTGTATTCGACCCTTATGTGTGTATTTTAAAATACTATTAATAAAAGTATTATGAAATTTATTCATCTCCCTAGCTTGTACTATTAGCTTTGAAATATCATTAGTATCATCCATTAACCATTGTTGCGTGAAACTTGGTTCGTTACTCTTTTGAGTTCTAGGATATTCAATGCCTAATTTATCGTAAGCTGTGGCTATACTTCTTGCTCCCCAAATATCTACTTCCTTACCCACAGTTTCTTTAATTACTTGTAATGTTTTTTTCTCAGATGTAATAAAATCATTTTTTAATTTTTCTGCACCCTCTTCATTTACTCGTATACCTCTTTTTCTCATTTCTATTAAGTGTGGTAAAAGATCTCTCTCTAATTCCCATATGGTTAATAAATTTTGTTTATTTAATTCATGTTTCATTCGTTGCCATAAATCATACGTGAGTCGAGCATCTTCTTGAGCATACAATCCAACTGCTTCACTAGGTAGTTTCCACATCTCTTGCTTAGGATCTACACCATACAATAAAGCAGTATCTCTTAAATCTTTTTCTACTTTCATCTCACCTAAATATTCTTTTGCTAGTGCATTAAGAGAATACGAGTATCTATTCTCATCTAACAAAGCACCAGCAATCATCGTATCTACAATCTCTCCATTTACTTTAATACCATATGATTGTAACCACCCAACATCATAAGATGCGTTATGAAATATTTTTCTACATGGTAATGCACAGATATCATGCATATATTTTAAGACTTGTTCTTTAATTAAATTACCACCACCTAAATGTCCAAAAGGATAGTAAGCACTAAAACCTTCTGTCGCTACTGCCATGCCTATGATCTCACCTTTACCAAAAGCCCAACCAGCTCCTAAACCGTTGTTGATTCCATCATCTCTAGTTTCTAAATCTATGGCTATTTCTGTAGCACTAGATAAGTCTTTGTATTCTATTGGTGGTGACCACATACCTTTTTTTTGTAATGGAAATACTAATTGCATCAATCGTAATCTCTATCGATTATCATTTCACAATAATGTATTGCTTTTAAAATATCTTTTTTCTTATCTTTTTTAGTGTGCCTACAAATATATTTTATAACATTACCTTCTGCAAAACCTAAATCATTTTGATTTATAAATTGAGAAGGTTGTATTTTAAAATCTTTATAATGATCACCACCTTTATCCCATATATTATCTTCTGCTTCATCTGAGGCATGGTCGTAGACTTTATTCAACACTATTTGAAATTCTTCGACTGTTTCTTTTGGTATATCTTTATTCTTTTCAAAAAATTCTAGTAATGTTTTACTAAGTTTTTCTTTCAATAGTTTTCTCCTTTATAGTCTTCTTTTTTACAAAATAATCTTTATCCTCTGTGCTTTTTAAAACAAAACCATTTTTTAACACATCAAATAATTTTGATTCCACTTCAAATTTAGTTGGTCTAGTTTTAAACTGTAATTTTAAATTTATTTCATACTTGTACATTATATTATCCCAGCGTTTTGTAATCCTATGATCGTACTAACAATAGTATACATAATTAAAATCGTCATAAAAATCTCCTTCATTTAGAGTTTTTTTTTCTGTATTTTTCTCACCCCAATATACTAAAATAAATGCATTACAATTAGGACAAGATAAATTAGTCACTGTTTCATGTTCTTCATCATCCTCACAGTCATGATCACCACCCCATGTTAATTCTGATCCACAGTTATAACATTTCATTTTTTTTTCTCCTTAATAAAATTTAAATAATCTACCCCAATCG